CCATTCGTTCGGACCTTGAGGTTTCCCAATTTGTGGTGCGCTCATAGCAGACACCAATCCTTCAGACGCAACCTCAGGCATCGCTTGTGGCATTGTTTGAGGAGCAACCTCAGGCATCATGGCAGGAGCCATCTCAGGCGTAACCATAGGAGCCATCTCAGGCATTGCTGGTTGCACTATACGAGGAGCACCACCACGAATAGCAGGGTCAACACGAGGCATCTCAGGAACAGCCTTAGCCATCGCCTGTTGCGCAAACTGATTAGCACGCTGAGGAGAAGCACCCGCCGCAATTAAACGCCTAACCGCACCACGGCTTGGATTTTCTCGGGGTGGTTTCTGAGCCATTATTTCTTCTTCTTCGCTATATTTGCTGCAAGTTGTGGGAACTCCTTAGCAACCGCTGCTGGTGTTGCTCTTGGTTTTGCGGCAACGAAGTCATCAATTCTCTTTTGCAAAACAGTATTAGATGCCTTGATTGGAATCGCCGCAAGTGCCGCAACAGAAGGAGATTGCTTTACGGTTACACCAGAACCGAATGCAGGGTCAAATCCTGCTGGCGGGGCTGTTAGCGGTAAGCAATTACCATTAGCATCTTTTCCTGCACCACCAGGGCAGGCACCAGTTACTGGATCGGGTTTCACTGGTTCTACTGGTGGCTTAACATAACCAGTCCCATAGAGAGTAGCCAATGCGTCCTGCAATGCTTGTTCACGAGCAACACGAGCCTGCTCAGCCTGCAAACGAGCAGTGGCAAGTTGATTCTGCAACTCAGAAAGACCCGACAAACGACTTTGCTCAAGACCCTGCGTAGCACCACCATACAGACTTTGCAACTGTGCATTAGCCAAAGTACGAGCCATCTGCTCCTCAGAAAGACGAGACTGTTGACCTGCCGATTCAGAACCAGCAAGAACATTTAACAACTGATTGTAATTCGTTGCCCCACCCAAAGCCGCAAGGTTCGCTTGATCAACAGCAGGTTGAGCCATCTCAGGAGAAACATCCTGCGCTTGCATATATTGTGCCAAAGCATTCTGTGTAACAGTAGGAGCAGCGCGTTGAGCAGTCGCATACGCTGTCGCAGGGTTCGCAGTCAAATAAGAACGCAAAGCGTCATAGCCTTGACCAGTTAAAGTTTCACCTGTTTGTTTGCGTTGATTTATAAGACCTAACAAACTGTTGTATTGATCTTGAATATATTTTTCGCCAGCAGTTTTCTGTGCCTCTAACTCGCCAGCGATAATTGGATTGAAACCGCCTTTAGATAGAGCATCTAACTGTTGCTGTAAATATGTTTGCTGATAGCCAGCACCAAGACCAGCACGCTCAGAGGCACTCGTAGCAGATGACAAAGTGTCATCATACTTTTGTTGAGCAAGTTTAGCGTTCAAGATTGCTGCTTGACCAGACAAACTAGAACCACCACCACCTTCGCTTACAGCGCCACCGCCTAGATTGATATCAGGGATTACAATGTCTTCTTCAGTGGCATCCGTGTTCATAGGGATTATTCCACCCTGAGGAACACCACGAGTTCCCTTGCCGTAATATTGAATACCAACAGCCATAATTACCTCAATCCCAACAACGCCTGAGCGTCAGACGCTATTTGTCTAGCCTTATTTGCTTCCAAATCCTGCATACCGCGTGAAAGATCCGACTCATAACCAGTTTTAGTAACATCCAAACCACGCAAATTACCTGCCAAATCCTCACGAGCATAACCAAGTTGACGGGCACGATTCTTCGCATAACTAGACAGCGCCTCATTATAAATACCTGAACGCATACCCTGACCCTGAAGCCCACGGCGAGCATAACTAGAAGTCAACTTAGGAACCTGACCAAGACCACCAGTAGGGGTGCGACCAAAGGCGGCTTCCTCTAACTGCAAAATAGGGCGTTGACCTTGGGTTTCAGCCAAATACCGTTGATAAGCATTGAACGCGGACTGTTGCGCGAAGTTACCAAGCAGGTTCCTTCGTTGCTGTTCAAATAAACTTGGATCGTATGCCACAGTAAAAACTCCTTACTATAAGCCTAAATCATTACCTTTGCACCAAATAGATCAGGATAAGGGCATTTGCTCTTATTGGTCGTCCAAGTGGTGGAAATGGTGTAGCGGGTTTTGTTCTTAATTTGGGTCACCCCGTGAAGGTGGTCTTCGTCCGAAGAGTGGGCGTAAATCATGCCTGTTTTTGGGATAACCATTCTGCCATAATACGGGTAAAACGGTTCTCCGCCGTCGTAATCGTCGTTTAAAAATACGACGCATCCTGCGACACGGTCAAGACCGTCAACATCGTCTTTGTGAACCATTTGCCAACTGTCAGGTAGCCAACGGACAAGACCTATTTGATCAGGGTAGGCGTCCACCCCGAAGGATTCGTTGATGAATTGTTGTATCCGTTTAACAATATCTATGCATAACGGTTTGGTTTCTTCTGTAGCCCACGGTCTAGACGGAAGCATGGATAAAAACGGGATGTTGCGTCCCTGCCAGAAAGGGATTGTTTCTTCTAACCATTCATCTTTGGATTCGGCTAACCATATGAGATAGTCGCATTCTTCTTTGGTTAACAGGTCTTCTTGGTGGAAACTACGGAATTCGCCTACTTGTTTTTTGAAACTGTACGGAAATAGGTTTGGGTCTATGTCGGTGAAATTGCGTGGAACATTCGTCTCAATGTCAACAAATCTTACAAAGGACTGGTATTCGGGTGTGGACACATCAGAAAAATCAAACATCACCAATGACCCAACGGACAAGACGCATAAAGAAGTTTAGTTTTAACCTTCATAACACAACCACACTGTTTGCATTGGCTAGTCAACTTAATATATTCAGGACAATTCCGACAAATAGTCATCCTAGTACTCTGCTTCTCATCGTCAGCGAATTCTGTGTTCGGATTCAACACATCCCACGGACGAGTGGTACCCAATTTTTGTTTATATTCTTTCCAAGCAGACATAATTACAATGTTTCAACAAATTCGGTACCGTTAAAATACCATCCGCCTTTAACTTTTAAAGCATCATCTTCAGACAAAAGAACCACCTTAGGATCCGAAGACATAGACGCAATGATCATTTCAAGTTGTTTATCAACGGTATGTAAGTGTGTTACTTCGTTGTCTACAACAAACGCAAAATATGCGTGCTTGCCTACAAAGTCTTCAGGGTTTTCAAACGGGTTACTCATAATCATCCTTCATTGATGTGGTTAACAGTTGACATTACTTGGGTTACACGGACCGTCAGACGATTGCGGACAACTGCAACCCGTGCATGGAACAGGCGTGCAACTTGTTGAATAGAAAGTTCTCGTAATATACCACTGTTTCAAAATAAAACGGATTTCAAAACATCCGCACGGAATAGACGATTGACCTGTAACGGTGTATACGCAAGCAGAACAACCCGGTATTGGTGGTGGTGGTGGAACATACCCACAACTACCACTGTTGTACTCAATAATGGAATCCGAAGTTCCACAACAACCGTTTGTGTAAACCCCGACAAGCGTTGTACCACTGCAATAGGTGCTAAGCAACTGTCCAGCAGCAGGGCAACCAGCACACGGATCTGGTGGCGGAGGTGGAGGCGCAGGAGGACCTGGAGGAGGCGGTGGTGGAGGCGGTGGAGGCGGTGGCGGTGGTGGAACCGCAGGAGTCACAGAGTTAGAAGCAGCACTTGGGGCTGATACAACACCATAATCCGTAGTAGCAGTAACAGTAAAAGTATATGCAGTACCGTTGGTCAAACCCGTGAAATCAATAGGCGACACACCAGACCTTGTTAACCCTTGAGGATTAGATGTAGCCGTGTAAACAACCGTAGTACCTTTTCCAATATACGACGAAGCCGCAAACGACACAGTAGCCAAACCATTACCCGCTGTAGCCGTAGGCGTACCCGGTGCTGTTGGCTGATCACCGCCAGCGTCAATCGCTCCAATAAATAATGGCATTAGGCGGACAAGTCTCCAAGCAGAACCCAAGTATTTTCTGCTCTTTTAAGCAGTGTTGCAGCAGCCCATTGGGTGCGCAGTTTCAATCCTGGCTGAGCATTGATTGTCACACCACTAACAGGAACAACAGTGATTTGACCTGCACCTGTTTGCAAAATTGTAATTGAAGTACCAATTGGGAAAGCAATAGTTGCGTTCAAAGGAACATTCAAGTTAACTGCCGTTGCATTAGAAATTTCAACAATCTTAGAGTCATCTGTCAATGTCAAAGTGTATGTTGCTGTTTGTGCTGAGGTACCTGTGTGATAAACGATGTTACCTGAAACATTCAAACTTGTAGCCGTAGCCACACCAAGAGCAGGTGTAGTCAAAGTTAAAGAAGTAGCAAGTTTTGCTGTAGTGATAGAACCATCAGCAATATCTGCTGAAGCAATAGCACCAGTATCAAAGTTGTTACCTGCCGACAAAGCATTAACGAACGCTGAAATAGAATCCCAGTTAGCATTATGTTCCGATGCGACAATTGCCGCACCATTGCTAAAGGAATAAGGGATAGATACTGTTGCCATGATTAGGTTCCTCTGATTTTTCTGCGTTTGAATTTGTAACCAATACTATTCAATCCCCATTTCCTGCCGGGACTAGCCACGGAATCTGTTGTTTGATCAGGTCCCATAAACTTAAGTTGCACCGCATATCCCCTACCAAGTGGGGCTATACCTTTTCGCTTGATTGCCGAACCAACAGTATTCACACCGTAAATCGCTGTCCCGTACACACCACCAGAACCTGTCGTTGAATAAGTAGCACCCGAAATTAGAGGTGTCAACGAAATAGTTTTCGTACCACCAGACTGAGTCGTTTCATCATAGTTTTTGTAGATACCTAAACGAATCACCGTTGCTTGAGAAACTTCTTTCAACACAAAATATGGGCGAATAAACGACTTAAGTTGCACATAACGGTTGTCATCAAACCATGCTGTCAAATAGTTGGTTTGATATTTGCCGTTAAAAGTAGCAGGAAAATCATCCAAAGTGTTTGAATAATCGTCAACATACATCACATACGCATAGTCTTCATACGGAGAAACCATCAAATAATACGGATCATCAGTAGCATCACGCCAATCAATACCGCACACCAAACCAAAACCACCAATAAGGTCATCGTCTGGTGAAGCAATCAAAGGGTCAAACCATTCAGCGGTTTGAAACATCGTGTACGAACCACGAGCACCAATCGTTGGATCAAAAATGAAATTGACACTCGGATACTCAGGTGGAATAGATTGGCTTGCTGGTGCGTAAGGCATAGAAACCCATAAACGGTTACGAACAAATGACAAAGTTATATCAAAAGTGTAAGAAGCATTAACTTCGTTGTTTAAAATGATTGGGCGAATACGCTCAAAAATGTCTTGAATACCGTTGCGATCATAAAAATATAGACCGTTAGGGTAATCAAAGAAGTAGACGCCACCACTACCTGCAACAGCCTGTTGAGGATAATCAATCCCCAAAACTTTGGACAACTCAACTAACTGAAAAGAATCAGCGTCATAACCCATCAACAAATATATTGCTTTAGGTTTAAAAATGAGTAACTGACCATCAACTATTTGGATTCCACGGATACCTTCACCGCCAGCAATGATGTCAATATAATCTTGCTGATACCACGAACCCGGCAAATTCTCATGCGACCAACGCAAACGGTTAGAATAAGAAACACCGTTCTCATAAGTGTTAGCAACAAACAATTTGTTTGCGTGAGCCAAAACAAGTTCTGCTCTAGGCATATACGGAGTTAAAGCAGGAATCTCGTATGGTTGCCAAGTCGGACCTGAAGCAGTCAACTGTGTGGCATAAGTATCACCAGCAGTCCAACTGTACATATATGTTGCAGTTTTACCAATAGCGAAATAAACGCTGTCTTCCCACTGTGTAATAGAAGCACCGTTGGTACTTTTAACATTTACATCGTTGAAAGCATCAGCAGCAATTTTGGTGAAGTTACCGCCCGTTGAACGATAAATTTTGCCGTTAGTAGCACCACTAAAACCCGTTGTCAACAAAATCTGTGGGGCACTCGGATACTGATAGTTGAACAATCCCTTAGGTTTCCAAACAGAACCAGAAGAAACTACAGCAGTACTGTGCTTGGTTTGATACCCCGCACGGCTAAACACACCACCTCGTGGGTCAATTTCAACATTGAGCATCCCAGGGGATTCATTTTCTTTTAATTGAAACTGATCAGCACGAAAATTTATGCCACCAGTAAAATCAAAAACCTGCTTAACATCAATTGCCGCCATTGATTAAAACATTCTTCCAATAGGCGAAGGACTACCCGGCTGAACCAAAATCCCTGCCTGCCCATAACCGTAACCATAATTAGTGTTAGCAGCACCGTTAAGTTGAAACCCTCCGCTCATAATCAACGGCTGATTAGAGTTAGGTGCAGTCAAATTGGCTTTAGCAATAGTTACACCCGAGTTGTAATGGTTCATGTAAACAGAAGCCATCTCAGGGTCTTCTTGGAATTGAAAA